GACTGCTGGGTAGTTAATAGTAGTGGAGTAATAACAGGTACCAGTAGTTGTGTGCCATCTCCAACACCAACTCCAACACCAACACCTACTCCATCTCCACAATCTTACTATGAATATAATATAGGAGAAGACTACGTTACTGCACTTGCTGCTTGTAGTGATTTTGCGTCAGACACAAAAACAACTTTATATGCAGCAGAAAGTAGTCCTGGTTCAGTTACAGCTTTCTTTACAGATACTGCTTTATCAAATTCATTTACAGGAAGCGGGTTATATTATGCATGGAGATTAGGTAGTTCAGGTCCATCAGATACATCAGGACAAGTAAATAATTCAGGTTTCCCATCAAATATGGCAGGTTGTTAAAAAAAGTTTGGAATAATAAAATAAAGTTCGTATAATAAAGTTATGGCAAAGATTTTCGTTTCGATAGCATCATATAGAGACCCGGAATTACTATCAACTCTAGAAAGCCTTTTAACAAACGCAGCTAATCCCGATGATTTAACTGTGTGTATTGCTTGGCAATATTCTCTAGATGATAAATGGGATAAGTTAGATCAGTATTTAAACGATCCCCGTTTTAAAATTATTGATATTCCTTATAAAGAAGCTAAGGGAGTCTGTCATGCAAGAAGTTTAATTCAGCAGTATTATACAGATGAAGATTTCTATCTTCAATTAGATTCCCACCATAGATTTAGTAAGAATTGGGATATTACCTTACAGGATTACATTAATTATTTAAGTGCAAAGGGTCATAAAAAACCAATTTTATCTGCTTACCTACCCGGTTATTTTCCTAAAAACGATCCAGATAAAAGGAATATTGAAGTGTGGGGTTTAAATATTGATAGATTTATGCCAGCAGGCGTTCCTTTTTTACGTCCCTACCACGTAAGTAAATGGGAGGATTTAAAAGAACCTTTCCCGACTCGCTTTTTATCAGGTCATTTTATTTTTACTGTAGGTAAATTTGTTAAAGAAGTACCTTACGACCCGCATTTATACTTCCATGGAGAAGAAAGTTCATTAGCTGGAAGAGCTTATACTAATGGATATGACTTATTCTCACCGCATAAACCCATAATCTGGCATGAATATACTCGTGAAGGTAAAACAAAACACTGGGACGATAGTCAAGACTGGGCAGATAGAGATAAAGCATCTTATGCACGATTTAGAAAAATATTCGATATGGATGAAATACCTTGCAGTTCATGTCAACGAAAAGCATTAGGTAGTTACGGATTAGGTACAGAAAGAACCCTAGAGCAGTACGAAAAATACGCTGGTTTAAAATTTAAAACTAGACAAATACATCAAGAAACTATAGATTACGTACTTCCTCCTGTAAAGGGTGATTACGAATCAGGATTAGCTACTAAACAAAAGGTATGTATAGATGTATATAAAGGATCTCTTCCTGAAAGCGACTACGATAACTTTGCCGTTGCTTTATTAAACGAAAAAAATGAAGATTTACATAGAAGAGATGCAGATGCAAACGAAATAAAAACATTGTTCGCTTCCATACCAGATGATAAGTTTATTCACATATGGAGAGAGTATGAAAGTTCAACTAGGCCTTTTAAATGGAGGGTATGGCCGCATAGTATATCAAAAGGATGGTGTGATAAAATAGAAAACAATATCGGTTATGAATAAAAAAACAACAATACTTATACATTTACCGGCTTATAGAGATCCTGAATTAGTACCAACAATTAAGGATGCTTTAGCTATGGCAAAATACCCAAAAAGAATACATTTTGGTATTTGTAGACAGTACTGCGAAGCAGATGGATTCGATAATCTAGATGAATTTAGAGGGGACAGACGTTTTCATATTATGGATGTACCCTACCTAGAAGCTCAAGGACTCCCATGGGCTAGAGCACAGATAAATGAAAATCTCTTAACCAATCAAGACTACATATTACAGCTTGATTCACATCATAGATTTGCTCAAGATTGGGATGAAACTCTTTTAGAAATGCATGGCGGTTTAGAAGCAAAGGGATTTAAACCTATCCTAGCTGCTTATTTACCTTTGTATGATCCATTTAAAGAACCGGAAGGAAGAACACCTGAACCTTGGCAACAAACCTTTGCATCATTTTACCCTCATGGTACGATTTTTATTCAGCCAAACTTGTTACATGGCTGGAAAGATATGACCGAACCCCCTATGTCAAGATTCCTATCAGGACATTTCTGCTTTGCTAGATCTGAATGGGCAAGAGATGTTAAACATGATCCAGATATTTATTTTAGCGGTGAAGAGTTAAACCTAACCGTTAGATCTTATACTCATGGTTATGATATGTTTCACCCGCATAAATTAGTTATATGGCATTCTACAATGAGAGAGGAAAGAGCGGGAATGTTAAAATGGGACGATGATTCTAGAAATGGTATAGATTTTAATAAAAAACAAGACTATGCTAGAAAGAAAATTAGGGTATTACTTAGAACTGAAGAAGATTCAACTATAGATTTAACTGGATACGATTTAGGAACTGCTCGTACTTTAAAAGAATATGAAAAGTATGCGGGTATTCATTTTAAGAAAAAAGCAGTACAAAAATATACCCTAGATCATAATTACCCTCCTAATCCTTATATACATGATGATGAATTATGGGAGAGAACATTTTTAGAATCTTTTTATTACCTGGTTACGGTCTTTAAGCAAGATTTTCCCGGTAATGATTACAAACATATACTAGTAGCTTTTGATGATGAGCAGGGTTTATCCATAAATTCTAGATCTATAGAAGGATTACAGTTAAAGAATTTTATAGAAAAAGGAGAAAATATACACTATGAAGCAATGTTTTTAATAGATAAAAAACCAGCTCGTGTTGTATATTGGGGATATAGTGAAGAAAGAGGTTGGTGTGAAAGAGTGGAACATAAAATAAATTAAAAAAAATGACAGTTTATTATTTTGAAAATGTAAGTTACAGCTATAAAGGCTGGGATGCTGTATTTAGAGACCTAGTTAAGCTTTTAAAAGATACATACAATGCTGAAATAAAGTACAAATCCAACTTTCCAGCAGAAGAAGGAACCTATTTTTACATTGAAGAGTTTGATTATAAGATGAAAGATTGCGAACTTATTATTTACGACGAAGAAAAAGACATTTTAAAAGTAGTTAGTTTTAGTGAAGCATGGTCAGGAATATGGAATGTTTTTGTAAAAAGAAATAATGAAAAAGATCTTTTGTTAGTAACGCAGTTTGATGATTGGTTTAATAGAGAGTTAGAGACTGGTAAACCTAGAATAGATTTAACTTCTTACCATTTTAAAATTGGAGAAACGGTATTTTACACTTTAACCGAGACTATTGATTATGAGGACCTTTATGCACAAAGATTAGCTAAAGACTCTTCTAGTTTAGAAGAAAAGTTATTTATGCTTTTTACTACTGAAAGAGGAGATCCATTTACTTTATCTAAATTAGGATATTTAAATGAAGATTTAACTCCCGTTAGTACTACTGAATATTTTCAAAAAGCAATTAATCATAAAATCGGATTAGCTGTAGCAACTCTAGCTGAATATGCATATCGAGAAATTGAGTATATGGCAGTAGGTATTCCTTTTATGAGAGTTGAGTATTTACGACAATTAAACCCCCCATTAATTCCTAATTATCATTATATAGCAGTTGATAGAGCAAAGAACAATCTTCCTTACAATAGTGGATTAGATAGAATAGGAGGAGAAAAATTCGTAAAAGCTTATATAGATAGATTTTTAGAAGTTAAAGACGATAAAGAGTTCCTAGATTTTATAGCTAAGAACGCACGAGACTATTATTTAAACTACTGCGGTCCTCAAAACAGATTAGCGCACCTAGTAAGCTTATTAAAAATACAATAAATCATGCCTAATATCGCTTTCTATGGATCACATAATTCAGCTTACGTTATAGAAGATGAAGGAAAGATACTAGCAGTTTTAGAAGTAGAAAGGTTTTTAAACTTAAAGAACAGCGGAATGGCTCAGTACCTATGTCCTAAAGTTACTGATATATTTTTTTATGCTGAATATATTCCGAAGTTTTTAATGAAAAAGTTTGGTATTGAAAAGTTTGATAACTGTTATTATTTAAATACTGATATAATTATTGATACCCCCTTTCACCTTCAAAAGTTTATAGTAGCAGATAATTATATCGAATGCAAACACCACGAAGCACATGCAGCTGGAGCTTTTTATCAATCTCCTTACGAAAAAGCTTTAATATTTTCTTTTGACGGTGGAGGAAACGATGGAAAATATAATGTATATACTTGCGAAAGAGGAGAATCTCCAAAGCTTTTAGAGTTTGTATTAAACCCTACCCCTGAGTTAACGGATATTCGTGAAGCTTACGACTTAGGATTTCCTTATATGATTTTCGGCCATTTTTTATCCGATATTAACCATGAATCTTCACTAGGAACCGGTAACTTAGTTTACCCGGGTAAGTTAATGGGCTTAACTTCTTACGGCATAGTAAATGAAGAGTGGTTGCCACATTTTATTGATTTTTACGAAGCAGGACCCAAAGGCAGTCGTATAGGTGGTTGGGAAGAAGAAAGTATTTGGCAGTATGAATATTTGTTGAATAAGTTAACAGAGAAGATTGGTGTCGTATTTAATGATAAAGAGAGACTTACAGGGCAACTTGCCTACGACGTAGCAGCAACAAATCAACGAGCTTTTGAAGAATGTTTTTTAAAAGTAGCTAAACCGTATATGGAACAATATCCTGACTATCCAATTTGTATAACGGGAGGTTGTGGTTTAAATATTATATTAAATACTAGATTAAAAACTGAATTTAATCGTGAAGTATTTGTAGGTCCCGATCCAAACGATTGTGGTGTTGCTTTGGGGGTAATGCTTAATCAAATGAAACCACTTCACCAAGTTGATAGCACTTATACAGGTTTACCATTATTAGATTTAGATATGTTGGGGCACTATATTCAAAAAGAACAGTTCTCTTTTAAAACTGATTACTTAGTAGTAGAAAAATTAGTAGACGACTTATCTAATGGTTATATAGTAGGAGTAGCAAGAGGTAATTCAGAACATGGACCAAGAGCATTAGGTAATAGAAGTATTATTTGTAATCCGCTTATTTCTGACATGAAAGACATACTTAATGCAAAAGTTAAGCATAGGGAGTGGTACCGTCCCTTCGCTCCCGTAGTTCGATTAGAAGATGTATCTGAATATTTTGAGTGGGAAGGAGAGTCGAGATGGATGAGTTTTTGTCCGAAAGTAAAAAAAGAATGGCAAGATAAATTACCGGCTATTACTCATGTGGACGGTACTGCAAGAGTTCAAACAGTTACTAAGGAACAAAATGAATGGTTGTATAACTTACTAACAGCTTTTAAAGAAAAAACTGGTGTTGGAATATTACTTAACACCTCATTTAATGTAGACGGTAAACCAATTTTATCAACTTTACAAGATGCATTTACTATATTAGAAAAGACACAAATGGATTGTTTAGTAATTGAAGATTATTACATTAAAAAAACAAGATAAATTATTATGGAAGTACTAGCTCAAGATATAGATGCTATTGATAAAAATTTACGGGACATAGTAAATGGCTCTTTACCTGAAGAAAAACCTAGTGAAAAAGAATTAAGTAAAAAAGAGTTAACTATTGTAACAGGTTTATGGAACATAAACAGAGAGGGAAGACCTTTTGAGCATTATATCGAAAACTTTAGGAAGTTTTTAGATATTCCACAGAATTTATTTATTTTTATTCCAGCAGAGTATGAGTATTTAGTATGGGAAAAACGCTCTAAAGAAAACACTTACGTAAAAGTTTACGAACTTGGAGATATAAAAAAAATATATGCTCCGCACTGGGATAAGACACAGGAAATAAGAACTAGCCCGGATTGGGTTAATATAACGGGAGAGGGAGGTTGGTTAAAAACAAGCCCTCAAGCCACTTTAGAATGGTATAATCCTATTGTTATGTCTAAAATGTTTATGTTACACGACGTTACTATCTGGAATCCATTTGATTCAAAAAAGTTTTTATGGCTCGATGCTGGCATTACTAATACGGTATATGAAAAATATTTTACTGAAAATAATGTGTTAAATAAAATAAGCGATTATATAGATCCTTTTTTATTCTTATCATATCCTTATGAAGCAGCAGATGAAGTCCATGGTTTTAAGCATAGCGGTATGAAAGCCGTATGTGGACAAAGTATAAAGTATGTCTGTAGGGGAGGTTTATTTGGAGGTACAAAAGAGGCTATTCATGAAGCAAACAGTGAATACTATGCATTGCTTCAAAATTCTCTATCTGAAGGACTAATGGGAACTGAAGAAACTATCTTTACAATGATGGCTTATTTATTTCCTCAAAAATACAGACGCTATGCTTTAGATGGAAATGGATTAGTAGTTAAGTTTATTCAAAATTTATTAAGTGATAATATAGAGCTCGAACCAATTCCAGAACAAAAAACAACAATACCAGATAGACATGTTAATACCTCTAAGTTGAAAGTTTCTGTTTACATGTTGACGTTTAATTTTCCACATCAAGTTGAGCATACCATTAAGACTTGGTTAAAGCATGATAAGTGGATTACCAATACTAGAAATATTTTAATAGATAATTCTACTAACGAAGAAGCAAGATTAGCTAATGCTGAATTATGTAAGAATTATAATTTTGAGCATATCATTACAAATGAAAATACAGGAATAAACGGCGGTAGATTTAGAGCTGCTCAACATTTTCAAGAATCTGATAGCGATTATTATTTATTTCTAGAAGACGATATGGGAGCGCACGAACCTGGAACTAATTTTTGTAGGAATGGTTTTAGAACTTACGTTCCAAATTTATACGATACGGTACTTAAAATCATACACGGCTCAAAAGTTGATTTTTTAAAGCTGTCGTATACTGAAGTTTATATGGATAACAATATTCAAGTTTCTTGGTATAATTTACCACAACAAGTTAGAACAAAAGATTGGCCGGATTACGATCGTCTTCCTGAAACTGGACTTGATTTGAATACTCCAAGAACTCAATTTAATAACATAGAAGTAGTAAATGGCGTAAGCTATATTACCGGTGAAATATACTATGCCAACTGGCCTACTGTGGTAGGGAAGATAGGTAACCAAAAGATGTTCCTAGATACAACTTGGGCTCGTCCTTATGAACAAACTTGGATGAGTTATATGTACCAGGAGACAAAGAAAGGTAACCTTAAACCAGCAATTTTACTTGCATCTCCAATTAACCATAATAGAATAGCTCATTATAGTCCGGAAGAAAGGCGTGAGAACTAATATTTATTAACATGCCAATAACCCCAACAACAGCCTCTGTACCATATAATTTAGGATTAACAGCAGAAACTACTATTTACGTTAACGAGGTAAAGTGTAGAGTTTCTGAGAATGATTTCAACTATTCACAAAATCCAAGTGTCTTTAGATATGGAACCTCTATAAGCGGTTCAGGATCAGTTCCTTTTTATACGCCAAAAGGAGGTATATCACAGTGGGGAGAGCTTGTAGATGGTACTTTAGCAGATAACGTAACAGGTTCTTCATTTCATCCTTATGCAACTACTATTGGCTTATTCAATGACGCAGGTCAATTACTTGTGGTTGGCAAGCTAGGTACCCCCTATCCTATTCCATCCAATACAGATATGACGTTTATTGTACGATGGGACAGTTAAAAACATTAGAGTTTATGGAAAATAATTGGTTTATGCACAAAGACGGAGCGGTAAAAAGATACGATTCCGTAGATAAATTCCCTGAAAAATGTGTAGGATTTGTGTATAGAATCACAAATATTAAGACCGGAAGGTTTTATATCGGTAAAAAATCCTTGTTTTCTAACACTAAAAAGAAGCTTACCAGGAAGGAATTATCAGAATTAAGCGGTCCAGGTAGAAAACCTACGTCAAAACGTGTCATAAAGGAGTCTAATTGGCTGGATTACTGGGGGTCTAACAAGGGAATCTTAGAGGAAATCAAGCAAGAAGGTACTTCTATATTCAATAAAGAAATACTTAGATTCTGCTATAATAAAAAGCAATTAACATACTGGGAAGTTCACTATCAATGTGTAAATAACGTGCTTTTAACCGATAAATCGTACAATGATAACGTTCTTGCTAAATTCTTCAGGAAAGATTTGGTAGAATCAGAATAATTTCTTATATTATCCGTTAAAGAGTGTTATTAATGGAAGAATCACGCCTAGTTTTAGGTCTTTTACATAGTGTTTTAGGTAAATCTAAGCCTTCCACCAAAGGAAATCATGCATTTCACTGTCCTTTCTGTAAGCATCATAAGCCAAAGTTGGAGATAGACCCAAAAACAGGGTTTTATCATTGTTGGACTTGTGAACCTGCTACTAAAGGTAGAAATTTAGTATCTCTCTTAAAGAAACTACAATCTACATCAGCACAAATTGCTGAAATGCGAGGTTACTTTCCAAACGGTAAGGGAGAGGTAGATGATAAGCAGTACGAAGTAGTAGAATTACCGAAAGAGTTTAAGACGTTCAGTAAAAGTATCTTAAACCTAGGAGGTAGACAAGCAAAAGCCTACCTAATACAAAGAGGTATAACAGCAAATGATATTATTAAGTATAATATCGGTTATTGCGAGACAGGGAAGTATAAAAACTCAATCATAATACCATCTTACGATGCAAGAGGACGGCTAAACTACTTTATCTCCCGGTCTTTCGAAAGAGATCCAGGTAGAAAGTATAATGCACCGAGTTGCAATAAGAATCAATTAATAGGTCTTGAGTATTTTATTAACTGGAAAGTGCCTGTAGTACTTTGTGAGGGTATTTTTGATGCAATTGCTTTAAGACGAAATGCAATACCGCTATTCGGTAAGACTATTCCTGAGGCTCTAATGATGAAGCTTGTACATAGTGAAGTAAAAACTGTTTACCTAGCTCTAGACAACGATGCTTTTAAGTCTTCTATCAAATATGCACAGCAATTGATTAATCTAGGTAAGGATGTTTACTTAATTGAATTAAACGGGAAGGATCCCTCTGAAATAGGTTTTGAAAATATGACAAAGTACTTGCATACAGCCAAGCAACTTACATTCAGTGAGTTACTATTAAAAAAAATGAATTTATGATCGTAGAACAGCGTTCGGAGGAATGGTTTGAGATGAGAAAAGGTAGAATTACAAGTTCGGAAATTTATAAAATAATGGGAAAGGATAATTTTAGCGAAACTGCTAAGACTTACCTACTCGAAAAGGTTTGCGAGTTATACGGAGGAGTTACAGAGCCGGTAACTGGTGCTGCTTTAACCTGGGGAACAGATTTAGAACCTGTAGCTATTGAACATTACGAGAAATTAACAAAGTCAAAGGTAGAAAAAGCATCTTTCATTCCGGTAGGAAATTATTATGGCGGATCTCCTGATGGACTTCTATTACCTGAAGGCATTATTGAAGTTAAATGCCCTTTTAAATCTGCTAATCACTTTAAATATGGAATGATTAACTCTGCAGAGAAATTTAAAAAGATAGCACCAAATTATTATTATCAATGTATCTCTAATATGATTTGTGCCGAAGTAGAATGGTGTGATTTTATTAGTTTCGACCCTAGAGTTCAAGAGGATTATAGAATGTTTATCTTTAGATTGCATTTAACAAAAGAAGAATCTACAGCAGTTACAGAGAGAGTAGAAGAGGCTTTAAAATATATGAAAGAGCTCGTAAAAGAAGTTGAAGCTGCAAAGCCTAAGTTACTTCTCGGGTAGATATTTATAACTGTATGATCAACCCTATATTAATCGGTCAGAGAATTGCCGAAGCTATTATAAATGAACCAGGTCCCTGCTTTTACCCAGGTAAATTCAAACCACCTCACAAGGGACACTACCAAGCCGCTACAGAGCTGGCCGGTAGAGACTATGTAAAAATGGTATATATTATCATAAGTAAGAAAACAATCGACGGTATTACACCGGAAGATTCTCTTATAATTTGGAATACTTATTTACAAGCCGAGCCTAATCCTAAACTATCAGTTAGAATATCTACTGCTGAATCTCCAATAGTAACTATTATAGATTACTTAAAGAAAAATCCAACTGTAGATCCTGTATATGTAGCAGTAGGAGATGACGAAATAGACGACCTAGCATATGGTAAATCTCTACAAGAACAGTTTGGTGATAGAGTTAAAACAATACCAGTACACGAAAAAGCAGGTATAATTACCGCTCCTCATGTTAGAAATATTTTAGCAGATGGAGATTATGAAGCTTTTGTAGAGGCTATACCCGAAGCTGCTTTCAATAAAGGAGCCGCACCCAAAATATTTAAAATGTTAGCTACTAAAGTAAAAGGAAATGCCCCAGAACAAGCTTAGTATACTAAAAGATTTTCTTACTTTTTGTAAGAAAGAGTTAAACATTCAAACTCTTCCTAAAATCTCTTTGATTAAAGATAAAGCTTTTGTTGAACAAAATAGATCTTATGGTGAATATGATCCCGCGATCAATGCTGTAAGAGTATTTGTAACTGGTAGAAATTTAGCTGATATTTGCCGTAGTCTTGCCCATGAATTATGTCATCACAGACAGAATGAATTAGATATGATCTATGATGAATCAGGTAATACTGGTACTGATATTGAGAATGATGCTAATGCAATGGCAGGTATTATTATGAGAGAATACGGTAAAAAGAATGTAGCTATTTACGATTTAGATAACCAATTGAACGAATTAAAAATTACAGTCTATCCTAAAGATCAAGGTGTAGACGTTGACGATCCAGAAGGAGAATTAGAAACAGCACCTACTACCATTTTACCCCTAGACAGTTTGATTTTAAATGAACCAGCTGCTAAAATGAAAAGTTCTGAATCTAGAAAGACTTTAAAAAGTCTTATGAAAGCTTTGAAGGACGGTCAAACACTACCTCCTCTAGTAGTTCGAAAGCTAGGAGATAGATATCAAGTACTAGATGGACATCATAGATACTTTGCTATGAAAGCTTTAGATATTAAAAATACTAAAGCAGTTATAGTGCCTCCTGAAGATATTGAAATATCAAAACATGACTACGCTATAAACGAAATCGGAGAAGGAACTAAGACTTACGCCTGGAAACTTGACGATAAAGATGCTGACGGTAATTACTTTTATTCTTTTGATACAGAAAAAAGCACATACACCGTAGGCATTGCTAATTTAGAAGAGGGGATGTACGATTTATCTTTTAATACTACATCAAAAGAAGGAGATCCTGATACTAGTTTAGATACTAACGAAGGAGTACCTTTAAGAGTTTTATCTACTGTAGTTGATATTGCAAAAGACTTTATTACTAAAGTAAATCCAGAAATTGTTATCTTTAGACCAATACAAACTAAAAGAACTGATGCAAAAGAAGATCCAAGACGTTTTAAAGTTTATGGTGCTTACTTAAAAAAGAACTTACCTTCGAATTATAACTTAATGACTTTTGGAGATACATATAGGATAGTTAAAAAATAAATAATTGTTATGAGTGGTGAACTAAAAAAAGAGTTTGTACCTCGTGATGTACAACGGATGAGAAATATACTCACCGGCCAAACTGGCGATAGAACCCAAATCCAAGCAGGTTGGGATAGAAATACACAAACACATATAGAAGGGGATATTTGGGAGGAAAGCGGTAGAAAATGGACCATTAAGAATGGTATCAAGCAAACCATAACCAAACTCGACGAAATTAAAAAACTAATAGTTTTACCTTTATCCTGTCCAAAATGCGGCGGATTAATGAAAGTAAATGAGTATAATAAGAAAATGTGGGCTATTCATCAAATGTGTTTTGACTGTGTTATTAAGATGGAATCTGAAATTAAACGTCAAGGCAAGTGGGGAGAGTATTCTGCAAATATTATGAATCGTAATAAAAATGCAGAACTCGATGATTTAGAACAAGCTCTAGAGCAATGGGTTACCGAAAAAGATAGCTTTGTCTCGGAGTCTGGCGAGGTAGAAAAGTGGGCCGGCGGAAGTAAAGGCAGTATATACAAACAGGTAAAAGAGGAGATCGCTGAACTAAAAAAACGAGATATTTATAAAGGAGAAAATACAGAAAAAAATGTCACAAATTCAGAAGAAGGTTAAAACCGCAAAAAGCATCAAAGAGAACATGATGCCTCAACAAGATTCAATGATGCAACAGAGTACTAACATGGAAATGCCAGTTATGGATCAAGAGCCTTCTTGGGATCATCCAGGATGCGACGATAAAGTCGGTAAGATTTTTGTTGTATTAAAGCCATCTTCCGACCATTCTACAGAAGATTTAGTACACGATACACACGCTTTTGGTATTGGTCAATTTGAACCAAACAGCGTTCATGGTGTTTACCACGATAAAGAAGAAGCAAATTTAGTAGCTGAAGCAGCTATTAACGAGCTTCATAAGCAATTACACAAAATAGAAAAGAAGAAAGACCATGTTTTAGGTGAAATCGATAAGCATATCGCTAGATTGCAGAAAGAAATTAATTCTCACATGAAAGAAGCTACTAACAATCCGGAATTATCTGAAGGACATCACGAATTAGCTGAAAGAAAGATGGGAGTAATAAAAGGTTTACGCGATAAACATAAAGTTGTTAAAGTAACTAAGAAAGAATTACCTGAAAATCCAATGAAATAATGGACGAATTCATACAATTGATATCAACTCTAATGGCTTCTAGAACACAAGCCCATATTTTCCATTGGCAAGTAGAGGGTGTTGGATCAGATGCCGCACATAGAGCACTAGGTACTTACTATGATGAAATCGTTAATTTATTTGACGGTTTAGTAGAAAGTTTTCAAGGAAGATACGGTATCCAAAGAGGATTTACCTCCCCTGCTAGCTTTAAAGAAGACGGTCAATTTACGACCTACTTTGAAGCTTTATCAAAGTATGTAGAAACTATTAGAACTAAGATTCCACAAGATTCTTATATACAAAATGAAATAGATACAGTAGTTAAGTTAATCGAAACTACTAAGTACAAACTTAAATTCTTACACTAATGAATGAAGTAAAAAGTACTTGTTGTGGTAAATGCGGACACGTTCACGCTAAAGGAACATCGTGTCCTAAACCATTTTTAACAGGTAAGAGTCATTGTAGCAGAAGAACTAATGAACTTGCTACTATAGCAAACGACGGCGCAGAAGAATTTCATCAATTGAGGGCAGATTATGAAGAAACTACTCTAGAAGGTCTATGGGCAAACATTAATGCTAAAAGAGCTCGCGGTGAGAAAGGGGCACGTAAAGGTTCTGAAGCTTACAAAAAAGCAGTAGCTGCAGGAAATAAACTAGACGAAGTAGATGAAGTAAATGAATACTGTCCAATGTGTTTAGCGGAATATATCACGGAAAATTACAATAAGTTAGAAGAAGCTGAATACCAGGGACGTAAAGTTAGTTTAGGTAAGCCCTTCTTAACACCAGGCGGACCAAAGAAGAGATCAGTATATGTTAAGAATGCAAAAGGAAATGTCGTTAAGGTTAACTTCGGTGATCCTAATATGAGAATTAAAAAATCAATTCCTGCTCGCAGGAAGAGCTTTAGAGCTAGACATAACTGTAGTAATCCCGGTCCAAGAGATAAAGCAAGATATTGGAGCTGTAGAGCATGGTAAAGTTAATCGATATAGTAAAAGAAGTAAAGGAAGGAATTGACGATCCAGTTAAACCTGGTATCTTAAAGAATAGATTAGGTAAACTTTCCTGCAGTCGAGTAAGATCTGCAAAAGGTAAACTAAAAAATAAAGGTACACATTACGCTAAAGCATTACAAAGATATTTAAACTACCATTGTTAAATGATAAAATTAACAGATATATTAAAGGAAGTAAAAGAAACGTTTGAAAGTTTTTCTAGTACTAGATTAAAAGGCGCTGAAAAAATAACTCATACCACTCATGAAGCAGGCGGCTTATCTTTATTAACTTACAGACATTATAAAGTTAAACTTCCATATTATAAAAAAGCAGCTGCAGGTAAATTAGATATGGAAGCAGCTAAAAAAGAATTTAATAAAACTCTAAAAAGTATTTCATTAAACATGTCTCAAAATGAATTTCAAACTGAAATGGGACGTTTAGAGGTATTAGGTGAATTATTAATAAGAGAAAAATAATAAAAAAAACGGTTATAATTTGTCATATCTAAATACTCCAATCCCAATTGTTGAATCTTTTATTAGAGGAAATTTTTTAAGAAATCAAGAAGATTCATTTGATAAAAAGTTTCCATGTTATATATTTGGCATGTCTTCAATACCTGCTCAAGCACCATTATTTCATTTTATAATGGAAGATGGCGGACTCTGGTGGAGAATGCCAATCCATGCATTTTGTTGGAAGGAAGATGCCCCTCAACAAGAGTTAGATGAACTTGTTTTATGGGATTCATTTACTTATCATGTAGGGGCAACCTGTTTTCCTATATTAAAAAATAAAACTTGTAAATTTACATCAAGAAGAAGAATTCAATATTCAGGAAAATATTTATTTACTTTAGATTGGGGAAGTTCAGATGATATGAGCGATACAGATTTTGGCCTAAGTGAATTTCCTTCTCAACATAAATGTGGACATTTTATTCAAATGGATAATGGAAATTTTGCAATACAACCTAAAAATAGATTAATTATTCATGATCCATCATTTACAGTTAAACAAGATATTGTTATAAATAGAAAATATAACACTACTTCTTGGACTGCAGAAAGAAACGGTAGGTGGGTTACACCTGATACTGATATTTTTAATTATGATCATACTGACTTAGAATCTGGTGAATCAAATAAAGAAAGATCTAAAATATATAATAAATTAGATAATGAAACTAATATTTGATCATTC